GAAGTTGTCGCGGGGGGACCCCCGGACTTCTTTTCCTTCTTCAGAGGAGAACTGGTGTCAGTTCTCACGATCAAGAATCTCTGGACCTTTTCCAATCTAGGCCGCAGTATCCCCCCACCCCCCCCGTCCTACGGACGCGCAGAGGAGGATGAATACCGTGCCTGGACTAGTAGGCTGTACGACGAGGCATCTCGTACAACCGAAGTCAGAGACCTACACGAGTATGAGAGACAGACGAGTCTGCTCATATCGAATCTAAAGAAGAGAGCTGATGCGCAAGGTTATGTCGAGCTGGACTACATGTCCAACCCTAACCTCAACACATCAGCCTGCCTGGAGCGAAGTCGTGCGAAAGGTGGAGTGTATGCGTACTACAAGGATAGGGCCATGAAGGAGGAGCTTGGCCTGTTTGGCACTCCCTTCGCCGATCCCCCTCTTCGTCCTGAGATCGAAGAGGGCGGCAAAGGGAGCCTCGTAATCCCCTTCAGAAGCTTTGAGTACTACCTCAACTCCCGTCTGTCGGATGACGGAAGGATGAGGGTAGACAAAGCCGCCGTTCCTCCCCGAGGAACGGCCCCTGCTTGGGCACGTCAATACGCCCTCGATCGCGTTCAGAACCGGCTTGCTGAGGATGACCTCCTTGGTCTGATCCGAAGCAAGGAGACACCTCTCATGAGGCCGGTCCTTATCCGCGAGCGAGGTCAGAAACTTCGATTGGCTTCAATGTCTCCGGCGGCCCTTGTGGTCGCCGGCCAAAGAATCAATAAAGTTCTGCTCACACTATTTCGACACTCACCGGCGTTAAATTACTCTCTCCTAGGGAGCACTGGGGTTCCCAGTGTTATCAAAAGAGCACTATCAGAAGGGGCCTTACCAGGGAACGAATTCCTTAGTACTGACCTCAGTGCAGCCTCAGATTGGATCCGCCATGACCTCGCAAGGAGCGTCTGGGACGGAATCTGGGCCGTACTGAAGAATGGATTTCCTCCTCATTACTACGAAGTCGGTCTCCTCCTCCTCGGCCCGCAAAGGCTACAGGAGATGGAAACTGACTCTGAAGTACTGAAGAAGTTCATGTTGAAACCGACCACCCGCGGGATCCTCATGGGACTGCCACTCACGTGGCCCGTCCTATCCATTGTCAATCTGATAGCGTCGAAGCTTGCGATAAAAGAACTCGTCACGATCTCGGGGGCCCAGGTGAAGGGCTCCCGCGTGACAAAGGACTACTACCGCTTGCTCGATAAGAGTAACCAGCCAAATGTTTGCATATGTGGTGATGACATGGGGGCCTACTGGCCAGCCGCATGCTCAGAGCTGTATTTTACGAACCTCCAGAAAGTAGGAATGGTAGTGAACCTCAAGAAGACATACCGATCACCAAATGGTTTGATCTTTGTCGAGGAGCTCTTCAAACTCGGCAAAACCGAGACGTTGAAGGGTAGACTACCGATTCCCGCACCCAAAACGTCGAGACCCACAGAGATTACTCTCTGGGATTACATCGCCGTCCAGGCGCCCGGTCTAGAGGCTAACGCCGAACGTAAGTTCCAGCGCATAAGCACGATCATCCGGCCCAGAATCTCTGCCATTATGTTGGCGAAGAGATTTGGACGTAAATCGGACGATTTGTCACCACTGTGGCAGGTCCTCCCCGATGTTGCTCAGGAACAATTAAGTCTCTGTCACGACGAACGATGGCGACGGGAGCGTGTGCTCTCGGTCATCAAAACAATTCATCATGATACGCTAAAACGGATGGAAGACACAGGACTGCCACTGCATTGGCCGAAGGTCCTTGGCGGATGGGGCTTCCCGGGTAACCAGGATGCACCACCCCTCTGGCGGAAAGCGGCGGCTTCGATTCTCCACGGGTCAACGCAGCTCGCTGACACTATTGCACTGCGCCGTGCATTTAGTGAGGCGGGGCTGGAACCCCTAGTTCGTGAATCTCGTAAGAGAATCATGGAACTTGTAGAGAAACATCAGAA